GAATAGATATGTGCAGTTAAAACATCTTTAACTTCTTTTTCTCTTTGACCTTCTTCTACAGATACTGGTGTCTCAGGTTTAGTTTCTACTAAATCTTCTACTTTACTTTGTGTAGTTGGCTCGTATGTATAATCAGTATTTTTAACTATTGCATCTGCGATGTTAGGGTCTACAAGTTGTGGTTTATCTCCTAAGTAAATAGTTATAGGCTCTTTAGTATCAGTAGCATTGCCTCCTGATTCTGTAGGGTCATCAAACTCATTTACAAAAGCTATCTCTTTATTAATTCTATTTGTAAACCAATCAGGTATATTCTCACTTCTATTTTTCTTATAAGAATCTAATTGACTCTTTACAACTAAATCTGTATTACCCTCTGCTATAACTTCCATAGTTTCTCTTAAAGCCCAAGGTCTATTGAAATAAACTAAAGTCATATAATTTTTCTTTACATCATCTACTGATAAATCTCTATTGGCTAACATTCTCTCCACAAAACCTTCTGCTTCATTTAAATCTTTTTGTAATATATCTAGGGCTTGTTCTTGTGTTATTTCATCGCCCTCTTTAAATTCAAATGTACCTGTAGCATTAGTGTGTCCATATCCTATAGTCAATACATCGTTCTCGTCATAATATGCTTCTAGTCTTAATCCTTCTAAATCTTTTATATGTTCTATTAGTTCAGGTGTAAGTTTCATTATGCTCCTAATGCTCCTGAACCTGTAGAGTTAAGTGCTGTTGTAAATGCTCTTGACCTAGACCTCATCTCTGCTTCTCTGTCATTCTCATCTAACTCTGCAGCATAAGCTCCTATTGATGTAAGTTTATCTTCAAATCTTTGTGAAGCTAATGTTGTAATTAATCCTTGTATTTGTTGTGCAGTTCCTGCATCTCCTGGAGCAGCAGTAAACTGTGGTGGAGCTTCTACTGAATAAACTCCTTCAGGTAATCCTGCTTGTAATCTAATCTGTTCTGTTTGTAGAGCAGTTCTTTGAGCTTCTTTTCTAGCTTCCTCTCTAGCCTTTAACATTTCTTGTACTTCTTCTGATGCTTCTTCTAATGCTTGACTATAGTAAGCTCCTATCATTGTTCTTTCACCACTTCTTATTTTTCTACCAAGTATTTGTTCTGCTGCAGTTTCTCCATAGATAGCTGCGAACTCAGGAAATAATTGTATACCCTCGTCTATTGCTAAACCACTCTCAGCACTTGGTTCATCTTTTTTAACTTCAGATATAAAGAAATTTCTTATATCTTGTGCTATAGAAGGACCTGCACCACTAAGTGCAAGTTGGACTGATTGTGACGATGCTAATACAGGATTAGTTCTACCTTGTTGGTTTTGAACTGTCATAGCTCTATTTATAGCTGCTATTGTGTTTGCATCTAATACACCTGCTTCAAAAGAACCTGGATATAAATATCCTGCTTCATGTAATACTAATTGAACATTAATTAACTCTTCTGCAGACATTCCATTAAATAATCCATACTGCATACCCTCAACATAGAGTGGTAGTTTATCAGGAGATGTAGGAGTTATAGTTCCTTGTAGTCCTACGTATGGTAAATCTGATGGAAGTAATGTCTGAACAAAATTTAATTGGTCATCGGAAAAGTCACCTTCTTGTATTTTTTCATCAATATATTGTGATTGTTGTTCTTGTATAGATAAAGGTTTATATGTTTCTCTTTCTACAAGTGCTTGCTCTACTATTTGTTCTGTAGCTAATTGACCAGTTGGTGCAAACATACCTGTAACTAACGGGTCAGGTATAGGTTGTGTTTCTACATCTTCTAAATCTGCCCCTGACATACCTGCACTAAATGCTTCAATTACATCAGTAAATTCTCCAGGATTTTCTATTGCTTCTTCAAATAAAGGTTGAAGCATTTGAGATGGTTCGCCTGGTCCTGCTTGACCTGCAACTGATGCTGCAGCAATAAGTCTTCCTAAATTCTTTTCATTAATTACTAAACCAAATGTATTTTCTAATAATGTTTTTGCAAAATTGTTTAGGTCATTTATTGATTTAAATAGATTAGTTTTATACCAAACACCAAATGTATTTATTAATCTACCTAATTCGTATGCTTTTATTTGGTCTTCGTTCATTAAAATCCTAACTCAATGTTTTGCGTAGTAGCAATATCTTCTTCAATTTGCCTTGATAATATATTAACCCATAAATGGTAAAAATCAGGATGTTCTTTCAATAAAACATCTTCTACGTATCTACGTAGATATTCTCTCTGAGCTATCATATCACCTGAACCTATTGTAACATTAGGTCTGATATTTCTCTGTCCCCAGTCTAGTACTTTATCAAAGGCTTCTAAGTATTTTGCTAACCCTTGACCTGCATCAGAACCTGCTAATACAGCATTCTGTTTCCATGTTCTTAGTTCACGAACTTGTGATTCGTTGTCTATAGTTCCTGCTAGTCCCAAACTTTCCCTAAATCCTGGTAATGTTTCTATCAAATGTATTTCTATTTCTTTAAGTATTTGTCTTCTTACATAATCTGATACACCAAAATAGTTAGCATCATTAAGTAACATTCTTCTATTACCCTCATAAATAAACCTACCTTTTGCATTCATAATCTCTGCTGCAACTTGGTCTGTAGTTAAAGAGACTCTATCTCCCTCTGTAAATGCTTTCCAGTATGATGCAATATCAAATTCATCTAATGGATTGTCAGGATTATGATAGTAAGCTGTATTAGGTGCGAACTCATAAACTTCTTTGTTTTCTGCCATATATGCTGAACCCTCTGCTGTATATGGAGTCCTTACTACTGTTTTAGATTTTCTCTGTAATAAAGCAAATGGTTCAAAACCAAATGTAGTAATAAACTCTTTTGTTGCTTCGTAGGAATCACCTTTATTACCTCTAAGCATGTCATAATATAAATCTGTGAATACTGAGAAACCAAACATAACAGCACCATCATCTGTATCAGGGAAGTCTCTAATATCTAATTTAAGTTTTTCTTGTATCTCATCTGTTAAAAACTCACTAGGTACTTCTTTGTAATATCTGACTGTACCACCTGTAGGTGCAGCGAAAGCTAATGCAGCCTGTATCAATGTAACAAATGTTGCAGTTTTCTCTGCAGCTTTTACGGCTTCTCTTCTTTCTTGTGTAGTAGTAAATTTAGCTTGTCCTGCTAATACTCTTGCTTTTAATATATCTGAAGCAACGTTTGCAAATAATCTTCTATACTGTGGGTCTGCATCATCACCAAGAGTTAATACTTTTTTATACCAAGTAGGCAATGCTGCTTCTATAGGACCTACATTTGCAGGTTCACCTAATGGGAATATTACTTTTTTAAGTGAAGCAAATCTCTGTGTATCAGGTAAATAAGATGCAGGTAATTGCACAACAGGTCCAAAACCAGGAAGAACACTTTGTCCTATCAAGTTAAGTCCTGATGTGTAACCTACAAGATTAGCTCTGATACCTGAATCTTCATCAACAATATCATTACTTAATCCTTCATTAAATGGAAAGTTAAATACTTCTTCACCTGTTACAGGGTCTGTAGTAAAGAATCCATTCTCTTGTGCTTTGTTTACTAAGAGTTCTGCTTTACGTAATTTACCTGGATTTGTTGCAATAAGTCTTGACCATGTTCCTAAAACTTCTTTATAAACTTCAACGAATGGGAACATTAATCTAGTTGCATCTGCAAACTGTGAACGTTTATTTAAATCATAAAGTAATCTTCTTGTTTCCTCTAATGCAAAACCTTTTGATATTTCATCTGCTCTACGTGTACCAATCTTAAATGCATCATCAACATCTGAAACTAATGACTCTAATCTTTGTATATATTTTTTATCTAAGTTATTTTTCTTAGCCTGTTTAATTAGATTATTTAATGCAGTCTCTGTAAGACTTGGTGCAAGTTTTTCCATTTTATCAAAATAAAACTGTCTAAATGCAGGAGACCTTGATAGTTTGTTTGTAGGTGTAGAACCAAATATTCTAAATATAGAAGATACAACTTCATCATATTTACTTAAAAGACTTGAGTCTACGTCTACTTTAGATACTTTTACAAAGTTAGGTCTACTGAAAGGAACATCTGTATTATCCCATTGCTTTAACTTTGTACCTAAAACTTGTTTTGTTTTATTATATTCTGCTTTAAATTCTCTTGATATATTTTCTAATGATATAAATGTTCCATTTACTTCGCCACTACCGTTAGCAATAAGGTTAATTATTTCATCATCTCCTGCTTGAGTAATTCTAAATCTTGTAACTAAGTTTCTATATTCTGTTGGTATTGCTTTTCCTACTTCTAATATTTTTTCTTGACCATCAGGTAAAATAACATACTTTTCATATTCACCTCCTGCTTGTTTATGAAGTCTTGCTTGGAGTGATTCTAAATAAGCACGAACTCCTTCTTTGCTTTCTGTAATTCTTGCTTTTTGAACATAAGATGCATCATCTGCTAACTCAACAAAATCATCTAATAATGGTTTGAGTACACCATCATAAGCTGCATCTACTAACTCGTCTAATGTTGAATATGTTCCTTTAGCATTAGATATTGTTTGTGCTAGTTCTCTTACTAAAACATCATTTGCCAATAAGACATTTTCTAAAACATATCCATCTAAATATTTAGGATTGCCTTTTTGTACAGTTGTAAATATATTTGTTCTTTTTGGTGCCAGTCCACCAATAGATACTGACTTACCTCTAGCCATTGCATTTTTAAAAGACACATCCATTAGAAACTCATTTCCTAATATATCTTCTAATCCTCTTGCTTTAACTCCTGGTATCTTTGACAAAGCATTTTCTACTTTACCTACATACTTACCTGCAGATGGTGTACCTAACACCCATGCAATATGTGATATAGGATGATTAAAAACGCTTGTCATATCTGCAGCCCACATTCTTGCCTGCTCTTCACCGACAACTCTTGATGTCCATGCTGCTCTAAGAAGTATGAATGGTTTCCATAAACCTTGCATATAGGTATCTGCTATCTGTGTTAATGCACCTTCTGTAACTCTTACACCATCAGGGTCAACTCCATAAAATAATTTAGATAAGTTTCTAGCTACAAAGTTAGCATCTTCTGATTGTGCTTTTACAAATGTTTCTAGTGTTAAGTCTTTACCTGTAAGTTTTCTACCACCAATAAGTCTCCACATAGCATTTCTTGTGTTACCTACAATTCTTGATAAATCTCTACCGCCAGGTAAAAAGATATTGCCGTCAAAGTATTCTGAAAACAAATGTGCAGTAGGCTGTACTTGTATTTTTCCATCTACAACAATGTCTGTTTTTGCACCTAAAAATATTTCAGGATTACCTAACTCATCGTGAAAGTAATCTCTCATCTTAGATGTATCTGCTTCAAACTTCTCAAATGCTCTACCTACATATCCCTCACCTAATACTTCATCTGTGGCAGGAAATACTTCATCATTTAAAAACTTAAATACTCTTGATACAATTCCATAACTAGGAATAGCTTCATTTGCATTAGCACCTTTACCTTTTACTTCTGCAGTTATATCTGTAAATTTACGTAGTAAGTCATCTTGTTTATCTACAGCTATACCTACACCATCCATAAATTCATTTAGTTGGTCATAGGCTTCATCAAAGTTTTTTACATTTAAGTTTACAGGAGGTAGGTCACCCATCATTCTAAGTATTGGTGTACCCTCCCAACGTTTTTTAACTACAGCTTTTAATCCTAAGTCTGCAAACTCAGGGTCAAACATCTTACCTAATGTTGTAGAAAACTTTCCGTTAAATATTGCAGATGTAGGGTCAAACCTTTCAGTAATAGTTCCCCTAGATATTTCACGTCTTAATGTATTTATAACACCTTCTGTATTAGCATCTGCTAGTTCTCTATAGATTTCATGTGGTATAGAATCTCTGTTCTTTCCAAACATCTTTTGTATATTTTTAACATTTGTTTCTTTACCCATAAGTTCAGCAATATTTCTTCCTGGTCCTCTAAGAAAGTAATCATCTGCTGTAGGTGAATGTACAGACTTTCTAATTGCTTTATCTATGATTCCTACACCTTGTAATGACTCGCCAGTCTTAAATGCTTTCTTTGCTTTGCCTATTTTACCTATACCTGCACCAACAAAGTTCAATGGGTCTAATCCTGCGGTAACACCAAAGTCTATTGTACCTGACATAATGTTGAATGCTTTCGTTCCTGGTTCATACACATTTGCAGCAACTACTGTTCCTGGAGATAAGATATATCCATCTTGTGCCAATAAACTATTTACATCTTGTCTTTCTTCTATAGTTATTGGTTTACCTAATTGTTGTTCAATAATATTTCTAGCTTGAGCTATAACTTCTTCATCATCTGTAGAATCAACAATAGCTCTAAAGATATCCATGTTTTCTGCAACGTCACTGTTGCCAAAGTATCCTGAACCTAAGTTCACATTGTTTCCTGCTTTAAGTTCATCTATAGCTCTACCCATAACAGTAGGACCTAGTAATTCTTTGTTCTCTCTGTATTTCTTATAAAATGATTCTTCACCCTCATCTCTTGTGAATGGGTCTGTAAGAAAACCGAGCAATGGTCCACCTAATGCAAGAATAGGATTATCTCCTCTTTGCACATGTGTAGCTGCAGCAGCTTGAAAAGGTCTTTTAATAACAGCCTCTGCTAATGAGTCAGCAGCAACAAAAGCTGTTCTTACAAAACTTCTTCCTGCATCTCTTATTCTTTTAGATAATTTAGCTTCTTGTTCTAAATATGAATCAACAACTTGTTTTATTTCAGGAGCTTGTATTGCAAGTTCAGATAAACCTGATGCAATAATTGCACCACTAGGCATAACGTTTCCATATTGTCCTGCAAGTTGTGAAGTAGAAAAACCTTGAGATTTAGATATTTGGTTTTTAATTATTTGAGTTTCTTGTATTTCTCTTTCTTGGTCAAATATCTGTTGTAACTCTGCATCAGGGTCTACCCAATATTGTGAAAATCTAGTCATGTTAGCTCCCTATGCACCGTAAGTTTTTTGTTGTTTATTTAACTCACTTTCCATCAAAGCTAGTATATCAACATCAGGGTAGACACTATACAGACTTCTTAGTACTGCTAGTTTATCTACTGGTCTTTGTTGTTGAGCTACTGCTGAATCTTCTATTGCTGATACATTTGGTCTCTGTGTTGGCTGTGATAATGGAGTAACTGATGCTCCAGTAGCCCTCACCCTGTCTATTGGTTCAACTTGAGAAGGTGGTACTTGTATTGGTTCTTCCTGTGCTACAGGAAAACTTCTAACTAGTTCCTGATTTCTTGCTCGTTGTAAATCTGCTCCACCACCAACTAAATCTGATGGACTTATCTTATCCTTACCTGGGTCATAATTTAATTTATCTTTACTACCTCGAGTCATTTTCACCTCTAATAATTAACAAATCTATTCTTATTCCTGGAAACTGTGCAATAGTTACAGCATTAAACATAATGCCATCTTCAAACTCTTCATCTTGAAACAATACGTTTTCTGCTACGTCAGGGTATTCTTCTAAAATCATATCTATGAATTTCTCGTTTACGAAGTCGTCCATTACTGACCTGCAGCAATCTGTGCAAATATATCTTGTACTGAAGATGGTCCTTGTCCTGGAGCTACTTGTTGTTGAGCAATAGCAGATGCTTGTTGTAGCTGTTGTTGTTCTACTTGTTCTGAGAAAAAGTTTTCTAAAATATCATCTATTTTATTAGGATTTCTGTATATTTCTGTGATAGCTGCCATTGCTTGCATATCTCCTCCTTGTGACCTAGCTAATAATGATTCAAACATAACACGTTCTGCACGTTCTTTTGTAATTCTGTCATTAATCTTTGTTAAGTCTTGTAAGCCGTCCATTTCTTCCTGCATAGTTTGTCTATCGATAATACCTGCTTGAAGTAATTGCAACCCTGTAATAATCTTTTGTGGCTCATCAAAACCTGCCATAGTTCCATAAACTCTTGTAGTTTTGTAATTCTTATTAATATCAGTGCCAGGAGTATAGTTTTCTGAGAAAGCAGCACCTCTGATATAACCTGATAGTGGTTTTCTTTTTTGAGAAAATAATACTTCATCAAGTTCTAATCTCTTGTAATCAACATCTTCTAATGCTTTTGATAATACTTGTTGATATTCTCTAACCATAAGAGAAACACCACTTTGAAGTTCTTCTAAACCTCTACCTGTTACAAAAGAATTAGGAGATATTGCATCATCTTGTACAGGATATCCTGCTACAACTCTTAGATGTCTTTCTATTCTTCCTACTTGTTCAAATAATTGATATGGTAAGTTGTTTACTGGCTTTAC